TTATTTCCTTATTTTGCTCTATTATCTTTTTCAAATACTTCTCGTCTTGTGTTTGTAATTCTTGCATTAAATCACTATTATTATAGTCTCTAAGTAATATTTCTAAACTTACGGCTTGTAATATTAGTGATATATCATTGCTAAGCATATCTCTTTATTGAAATGTTAGCATTTTTAACGATTGGTATTTGAGTATCTGTTGTAGTTCCGTCATAAGTTATTGTAGGAACACTTCTTATTGTGATTGATACACTTCCTCTACCACATACTCTTATATACTTTTTAGCAGATACATTAGTATAGATTCCTACTGTTACTGGAGCATCCATTTCACTTCCTGCTAGTTGAGTGCCATCAGCAAAGATAGCCAAAGCAACATTACCAGCAGTAGCACTTGTAACATTCGTTTGAAAATCAATCTCATATATTCCTCCACTTACAATGTTAAATGTAGCTTGTCCTTCATTATGATTAAGCCATCCCCATTGACAGTTAGCACTATTTGTCCTTAAATCAGTATCAGAAAAAGTAATAGGTGCTGTATTAGATGTTAGAATTAGTTCTTGTTCTTGTAAACTTTGAATCATTGTTATTCCTCCCTTCATTTAAAAAGAATAGGAACTCGCCTATTCTTTATTAGCAAGTTCTCAATAGAGATTGTCAAATGACATTATGCTAAACTTTTTTCTTACCTGGATAATATTTATCAATAAAATCATTAAATTGTTCTTTAGTGTTGTTTCCTTTGCCATATAATGAGTGGAATTTGTTATGAACTTTTCTTTGAAGTAACACTCCATTACTTACTGTGTGCTTAGATAAAACTTTTTCCTTCAAATCATTCCAATCCTCTGCTTTATAATCTTTTATTTTGTTGTATAAAGGTATTTGTAATTCTTCACAACTCTCTTTAATAATTGTGTTGAATCCTCTCAAGTGGTGTATTACGCAATCTCTTTTAGAATTAGTTAAATAGCAAGTGTTGTTATATTTTTTCATAACTTCTACTTTCCATTCTTTTATGTTTTTTCTAAAATAATCCAATACTTCACTCTCTCCGCCTTTATAATTCCAGTGATTTTCTCCAGAATGATTTAAAAAAGAACATTGTTGGCAACCTCTATTTCTATAAAGATAATCTGAAAAGTATAAATTGAATATATGTCCATTTTTGCATTTGCACAAAATTGGTGCATCACAACTTATATATTTGTTATCAATCACTTCATATCCATCTTTTTTTATTGTTTCTTTTACAAAATCAATCGAATATTTGGTTTTTGATTTTTTTAATTCCTTATTACCACATTTTGGACATCTATTTTGTCCTCTTAAAAAATGGTTTAAATCTTTATAAAATTCATTGCCACATTCACATTTTAAAAGCAATTTAGAATTATTGTTTATATATTCCCCTGAAATATATTCACAATGATTATTTTTAATAATTTTTTTCACTTCATCTAATTCATAAGAATATAATTTACTTTTATTTTTATCACTACATTTTTTACAAAGAAATCTTCCTAATTTTATTTTTTTAAATGTTCTTTGATAAATATTGCCACATTGGCATTGAAGAATAAGAGGTGTATCACTATTTATATAATTTGTTGATAGTAATGTACACGTCCCTTTACTATTTTCTTCAATATATTTTTTAATTTCGTTATAAGTTAATTTTTTTGGCATATTATCACCCAATTAAATTATAACATATTTTAGTTCCAAATCCAAGTCCTGTTTGTTTTCTACACTATTGTGTTTCCATAAAAATTATTACCAAAGTATGGAAAAACAGATTGATAAGGGCTTCCACCAGTAATATATGCTGGAATTGGGTATGGTCTTACTTGATTTACTATACTTGTTCCAATACCATTAGCAGTGATAGTGTTCTTTAAATCATTTACTTGTGAACGTAAATCATCAATAGTATTTTGACTCATAGCATCAAGTATTTTTTGAGTGTTTTCAATTCCTTGAGCTCTTAAATCACAGCAACATTGGTCCATTTTTGCTTGGTTTTGTAATGCTGAAGTTAATAAGTTAGTATTTAACTCGTTAGTTTGAGTTAAAATATCTCTTTGAATATCATTAGAGCTTCCTAAGATTGAATTTTGTAGTCCCATGTTACCAGTTAAGACATCACTTCTTAAGTTACAAGTGTTTGTTGCTTGGTTAGTAAATCCACTTGAGATTAAGTTGTTAGTGTTTTGAAATCCACTATTAATGTCTCTTTGAGTAAATTCACTTGAAACATAGTCTGTAGTTGCTATATTATTACATCCGTTTCCACCGAATCCACCGAATCCGTTGTTACCACCAAATAATAAAGCCAATAAAACTAAAGCCCAGATTCCATCGCCACCAAATGCTCCAAAACCATTATTGTAACCGTTTGTTGCTAGGTCAACTGTAGGAACTATTCCATTACTACCGTTCATATTCATTCTCCTTTCTTCTATATAATCACTTTTGTGTGTCGACACCATTCTTTAATTGGTTGATTAAATCATCACTAAATCCCATATTCTTTGCTTGATTATAGAAGTTATTCATTTGTTCATTACTATAACCATTTGTTACTTGTTTAAATATTTCTATAGGATTACTTTGATTTTGCATTAGTTGTTCTATTCTTCGAAATGCTTGAGGATTTTTTGCTTTCACTTGATTCATCAATATCGTTGTTATTTGGTTCATTATTTATCTCCTTTTCTAATTCTTCTATTTTTGCCATTAAAAACTCTATTTTTAAGTCTTTTTCATCTTTCTTGACTATTTCCTTAAGTTCGTATGTTTTCGTGTCTCCTTGGGCTCTTTTTAGCCATAAAACTGACATATCTCGACTAAAGTATGGAGTGTCTAGCATAACAAGTTCTTTTTCTACCTGTTCTAGGCTCTCTGCATACTTCATTCCACCTTGATTAGGTGCTATTTGAAAGTTTTGAGTTAAATTAGTAGGCATTTGTTGTTGAGATAGCTGTTGTTTCATCTTTTCTAGTTCAGCAATATGACTATTTATTCTATCTAAACTAGCCTGTGGACCATAAGTATTAAACATAGTATTCCTCCTAAATGAAAAGAGAGATATTTTGACCCATAAACTGCATTTTAAACAATTATCTAGGTATATCTCTCCTTTCTGCCTCCATTATTGCACAAAAAAAGAAGTGGGAATTACCCACTTTTTGTCAGATTACTTTCATTATCTTCTTTTTGACTTTTTTAACTTCTCTACTTATTGTGCTTTCACTACAATGTTCTAGCATAGCCATTTTAGTTAATGAATATTCATTTTGTCTATATTTTATTATTCTTTCTTGAAATTCAGTAAAATGAATCTTTGACTTTATATAATCTAGTTCATCATTTGTAAACTCTATTTTTAACACTTTTTCTACCTCTATTACCTAGGAAGGCGCCACAGGTGGGACAGTGTTTAGGTTTTGTTTTAGACTTTCTATAAGTTGTTTTAGTTGTCTTTATTTGTTTTATCGTTTGCTTTGCCATTAATTATATCTCCATCATTTCCTATAAAGTTATTATTACCGTTTTCTGAATCTTGTTGAATTTCCTGTGTTGTAGTTGTTTCAACTGTTCCTATATCATTTAATGTATAAACTAGATAGCCTATAGTCAAAGACCACATTAATATCAATACTAGAATAATTATAAATTGTCTTTTATTAGCTTTCTTATAATCAGATAAAAGTTCTAATGCTAAGCCCTTCTCTTCCATTTTATCTTACTCTCATTTGATTAGTTGCTGAGATTTCTCCGTTTATTTCTTTTAATCTTTCTACAGTAGTATTGAATTTTTTTGCTACATCTTCTAATGTTTCAGTAATTCCTAGCATATAATATTCAGGTTCTTCAACTCTTTCTTCTTTAACCTCTTCTACTTTTTCTTCTTGAACTTCTTCTACTATAGGTTCTTCTATTATTTCTTCCTTAACTTCTTCTACTACTGGTTCTTTAACTTCTTCCATTACTGGTTCTTCTACTTTTTTCTTAATCTTCATATTTTCCTCCTTATTTAACTCTTAATTTTTGCCCTGGGTATATTAAGTTTACGTTCTTAATATTATTCCATTTTGCTATTTGATTTACTGTTGTTCCATATTGTTTTGCTATTTTAGTAAGATTATCTCCACTTCTTACTGTGTAATATGTTGCTGTAGGTTTCTTAACTCCTACTTTTTGATTTACTATGTTTTGAATTGCTTGATAGTTATAACCTGCTTGTGTTAAACGTTTCTTTCTATCTTCTCCGTTGCCCCATTTTCCTGCTATTACTTCATTAGCAATTTCTTCGTTTGATTTTTTAATAGGTTGAGATGGTTTGATAGGTGCTCCACTAGGATTAGCATATTTTCTCCATGTATCAGCTTCACCATAGAAGTAATTTAAGTCTACATTGCCTCCATAAGTAGATATTCTACCTCTTGAAGTATATTGCCATAATATGTAAAAAGGCCACCATTTTACTACAGGTTTATTTCCTGGTGTTCCTGTATTTGCTCCATAATCTGCTACCCATAATCCATAGTCAGCATTTGCTACTGAACTCCAGTTATAACTATTTATTGGTGAACGTGAAGCATATAATATTGCTCTTACTCCTGTTTTCTCGTAGACTCTATCTAAAAATGCTTTTGCCCATGCTACGTTGCTTAAATCTCCACTTTCCCAATCTAATACAAGTATAGCTTCTTTTATATAACCTTGTATGTTCTTTAAAAACCAATCTGCCTCTCCTATTGCTGAGTTGCCTAAATCAGGTCTAGCAAAGTGATAAACTCCTAAAAGTTTTCCATCTTTTTTTGCTCTTTGATATGCTTTATCACATTCTTCATCTACATAGCCAATACCCTCTGTTGCTTTGCATATAACAAAGTCAACGTCTGAACCAAATGTGATTCCTCTTTGATGATGTGAAATATCAATTCCTTTTAACATTTACTCATCTCCTTTTATCAATTTATTTAAATTGTGAACAATATCGTATGTTCCACCAGCAATTAATCCTGATAAAGCTATTGCAACTTTAAAGTCTTTCGTAATAACAAATTCAATTAAAGCAACAATTAAACCTACAAACAAATTTTGAATAGGTATAACTTTATTTGATAATTTTGGATTTTTCTTTGAAATAATACCCAAAACAAATGTAACTAAAATAGTTACCAAACTAACAATATATTCTAATTCCATAAATACCTCCTTAACTATTAATTAGAGCACGTAGTTCACTTATTGCATCATCTACATATTGTTTTGTTGCTACATCCTCTGTAAATGCTAAATGTTTACCATTAATGTTTAACGTTACAGGGTAAGTATCTCCAGTAGCACTATAAACTGTCAACATATAGAATTGGTCATATTGAATCCAAGATAAAGTTATCCAAGGTCCAAAATCAATAACATGGCCACAAGCAACAGTATTTCCCATATAATTTACTATTATTTGAGAACCATTATTTATTGCATCTACAAGTTCATCATGTTGTGCCTTAGTTATCGTGCTTCCTGCTGCTGCTACTATAGGTGTTGCATCATACAAACCAATGAAACCACTATCATTAGTTAGGTCTGATGTTTTTGTTGGTATATCACTTGTAGTTGCTAAACTTATATTTCCATTTCCAAGTAAAGAAGTGTTGTTTATTGTCTTTATGTTTGTTCCACTTACTAAGGTGTCTTGTTTTCTGTTTATCACACCCATTATAGTATTCATTCCTTGAGAAACAGCTCCCATTGTAGCTAATGGGTTTGTTGAACTATCATAGTCTGGTGTAACCCCTAAATTAGCTACACCACCTGATATTATAGATGAATTGTTTATTCTAATGTCTGTTTCTACAGGCAAATCAGTTAAATCGTTGTAACTTCCACTGAAACTAGATTTATTATTCCAAGTCGTTTTTTCAGCATCAGTTACAGTTCTATGTGTTGAGTCTCCTGCTAAATCACTTAATGCGTCAGGTATATCACTCATTGTTGCTATTCTATTTGTAGATGAATCGTAAGCACCATTAGTGTATATATTTGCTATATTATTTGAATCTAATATTGAATTATTATTTACTTTAATACCAGCTACTGTTCCTGTAATGCTTATATTTCCACTTCCTAGTAGTGATTGATTATTTATTGTCTTTATGTTATTTCCACTAACTAATAAGTTTTGCTTTGCACTATCATGATATGAATTATCTATAAAACCTGAATCGTTTGCTAAATCAGATGTTTTTGTAGGAACTATTATATTTGCTGTTACATTTGTTGATGAGTTTGCTGTAAATGTTCTAAGTGTTGTTCCATTTCTTTGAATTGTTAAAGTTGCATCATTTACTGTAGGTATAGTTGGTTTATTTGTTAAGTCATTATAGCTTCCTGAAGTTGCTACTGTAGACAATGAACTAGCATTTGCTTTAGCACTTAATAAAGTATCAGTATTTGTCTTTGTATAGTAATTAGTTAAGTTACTTACTGAGTTTGTGATAAATCCAGAATCATTAGTTAAATCACTTGTTTTAGTAGGTATTGAACTAGAAGTAATAAATCCTGAGTCATTTACTAAATCTGATGTTTTAGTAGGAATATTATTAATATATACTTCTAAATCTAATATTACAGGTAAATCACCATCTACTGATATGTTAGTTTGTCCTTTATAACTTCTAGCATTTTCTAAAGCATTTAATTGACTTATTAATGTAGTATCAGTTATTTCAGTTGTTGTTGGTGTTGCTAATACATAATATACTATTGCATTGCTATTATTTAAAATAGACTTAAATGTTGCTAAATCACTAGCATTTTTTAAATAAGCAATAAATTTATTATTAGAATAAGTTGCTATACAATCATAAGCTTTATTCCAAGAACCACTATATTCAACTCCTACCATATTATTTGCCATAATAGTATTTCGGGTAGAATTATAATATACATTAGAACTACTTACCATTGCTCTACCTAAACCACTTGGCTCAATATTAAAATTGCCCCAATCTTCACTACCATTTAAAACAACTTTACCAATTTGTTTTTCAATATACCATTTACCACTATCTTTATATATTCTATCTTGATAATCTCCTATTTTACATAATTCTATTGGTGCTTCACTTATTGTTTGTGGTGTAGTTCCATAATTTACTATTAAATCATTTTCTATACCACTCATATCCATTATTCCAATAATAACTTCTTTTTTAGCAGTAATAGTTCCTTCATCAAATTGTTCTGTATAAGAAGCTGAACTTTTGTAGTATTCAGTTTCTCCTTTATTTATCATTCCAATAACTTGGTTTGTATCTTTATCAATATATCTAACTCTACCCATTGATGATGTTGAACCACTTAAAGTAATAGATTGCCCTGCTAATAAATTAATCAGAACATATCTTGCATTTGGATATGTTGAATTTGTTGTTGGATAACTACCACTTTGAGGTAAGAAACCTGTTATTTGATTTTTCCATAGGTTTTCTACTCCTAAATATATAGGGTATGATTTACCTTGATATGGTTCATAGGTTGTTGCAGTTGTTCCTTTATGCACCATAATATTATTTGCATCTACTGAATCCACTGGATATGAAAATCTTAAATAACAAGCATTATTTGGTGTTGTAAATGTTCCTTCATTACCACCTATTGATATATCTTTATAAGTTGTTGTATTTAATGGTTGCTTATTACTATCATAATATTTTGTTCTAGGGCTATCAGTTCTTGTTTTATAATATGCTGTATTTGGTTGAATTGGTATAAAATTACTTGTTCTATAAGCATTTGTATCTCCACCTATTGTTCCATTAGAATTTATAAAACCACTTACCACACTATCTTTATCAAATAAATTCTTCCCACATATATCTATTGTATTATCTCCACTTACTACATTAATAGGTATAGGTGCATCAGGTGTTGGTGTTCCTTCTTGTGTTGTATTTCCTTTTAGTTCACTTGATATTGGTCCTTCTATTGTGTTTTCTATTGTTACATTTGTTCCTTCTGCTTGTGTTGTTGAACCGCTAAATTGTGTGTTTGATATTACTCCATTTGTTATGTCTATTCCTGCCCCTGCTGTGAATGAGTTCTCTCCATCTAAAATTGTTGCTGTTTTTGTTCCTTGAGCATCTGTTATTTCTATTGTTGTTGTTCTTCCTTCTTTTGATGTTGTTACTATTGGTGATACTCCATCTTCTCCTGTATCTCCTTTTTCTCCTGTGTCTCCCTTTGGTCCTGTTGCACCAGTTGCTCCTGTATCTCCTTTATCACCCTTTGGTCCTTTTAATGCTGCAAGTTGTTCTGGTGTAAAGTCGCTATATGTAAAAGCATCACCTTTATCACCTTTATCTCCCTTATCGCCTTTTGGTCCAGTTGGTCCTGTTGCTCCTGTATCTCCTTTAATTCCTTGAATACCTTGTGGTCCTGTATCTCCTTTTGGTCCACCTGGTCCTTGGTCTCCTGTGTCTCCTTTAGGCCCTTTTAATGCTGCTAATTGTTCTTGAGTGAAATCAGAATAAGTGAAAGCATCTCCTTTTGGTCCTCTTTCTCCTTGAGGTCCTCTTTCTCCTGTGTCTCCTTTATCACCTTTGATTCCTTTTGTTCCTCCTGGTAGTTCTATTTCTATTAGAGGAACACTTCCTACATGGTAATTATCCATTATTTAACACCTCGCTTTATACTAAAATATGCAGAGTCTCTTCCTCCAGGTATTAGAGAATCTACTGTTCCATCCTCTCTTATCATTTTTAAATCATAGATGTAGTTTCCTATTTCAAAGTTTGCTGTATCACTAGGATTTATGATTACTTCAGCTTTACCATCTTCAAACTCTGTAACGTCTTTTTGAAGTAATATCGTTTGGTCTTTGATTTTTCTTACGGTAAACCATAAATGGTCTCCGTCTTTTAGAACATACTCGCCATTTATTTTAGGGCGAACAGAAAAGGTTCCAGTATCACCTCGAACCATTTCTGCATTTAATGAATTTGGGTCTATTCTAATCATTTA